GTCTTGGCGATCTCGGTGTTGCTAAACGCTTGCTCAGCACCCGAAACAACACCTGTCCACCGAACGTATGGCGCAGGTCGATTCGGGTGATTAAGAAGTCCTGGAACAAGCTGTTTGACGACGTACAGCGAGGACAGGACAGAACCCTGCCAGGGCAGGACGAAATCAAGGAACACTACAGTGGTGTAGTGACGGGCCCCGAACTCTTCGACATTACCGAGGGTTTCGAGGGCAACGTAGACGACGAAGTTGCTGGTGTATCCCGACATCTGAGGCAGTTGAAATCGACTCTCACTGGTGAATATCTCCCCCAGGATATTTCGCCGGAGGCAGAAGCTCGACTCGACATGGCGACCGGCATAATTTGTCTAATCGTTGGCGTCCTAGCCAACAAGCACTTTCTTTCCATTCTCGAGGGTTGCCGACCCCTTAAATGAAACGCAGCACGCTCGATTTACTTCCAAAGGCTTGTTGAAATAGGATGCACCGTAGTCCAACCCTTCCTCACAGGTTTTGTTAAATGCTGTGAGCTGGCATTGCCCATTTCTAAGCTTCCACGCTTGGTCGGATCAATGGGTATGCTATGCTGCGCGAAGGACGCCGCGTCACTTTGCAGTGTTGAACAGTTGTTCAAGAAATTTCTCCCCCACCTCGTGGTCAAAGGTATGACACAAGACGCAGTTTGCGCCAGGTTCGCGGCGTTTGCTCGTCGTGCTAAGCGTTTGGGGTTGAAAATCTTGCCAATCGACATGTCAGCAATGGACTCGTCGTGGACGCCGAATGATCGCAAGAGAGTTCGACGTGTCATGACTACTATTGTTGATACGCTGCAAGGGTTGTTGGACGCAGATCTTCAGGAAGATTATGTTAGTCAATGCGCCACGAAACAACGGGCGCTTCGTTGGGTGTTGAAGTACATCGAGGTGCAGCTGTCTGCCGATGATTCATCCTCTTCTCTGGTGAGCGTGGCACTTCCATCGGAAACCGCATTCTAATGTTGATTGTATGGTCCGCTGAGTTGCTGCGTGTTTACGGAGAGGAAGAAGGCACAGAACGCATCAACATGATGTTTCACTGCCCCGACGAGGCGCACAAGATACTAACCGATGAACGTGCGCATGGCCAAACAGAAATGCCGCCAGTCTCGGACTATTTTCCTGAGGATCCGCGATACGACAACAATATTGGTGACGGAGATGACTGTGCTCTTATCATTCCCCACGATATGTATGCCAGCAAAGAAGACTTCATCCGAGCCTATGAAGCCTACTACAAGCTGGTAGAACCATGCGGTGCATGGGACGAAGGAACTGATGTTGAGTGCCTCTCGCTGATGTGCATCACTGCCGACGACCGACAATTCTTTGTGCCAAATGTGCGACGCAATATCACACGTTTGATTGCACACAAGATTCGAGTCCTCCCAGGCAAGCACTTCGCCGAGGGACGTCATACTTACGTACCAAATGCCACGGAGTATGCTGAGATTGCCACCGACTTGTGGCAGCGTTCATTCGCTCTCAAGCATAGTATGGTTTCTCGCCATCTCAATCGTGCCATGTTCGAATATTGCTATGCTAAGGCTGGCGATGTTGGCACGATTTATGACGAGGATTTTCACCGCCTTGGCAAACTCGACGGCGATATGAGACTTTCCGAGTGCCTAGAACAAGTACGGCAGAACGCCACCTGTGATGTCAGTGCGTGGGTCATGATCAAGGCCACCCACTTCTGTACTATGGCACAGTTGTCCGCCAAGCAGATTCATGCGCTCAAGCTTCAATGGTACGACTCGGACTACGCGTGGTCCACATTAGAGTTAACCGATGACTTGTGCGCACATCCCGACGTCTTGTTAGCCACCAATCCAATTGGTCCAGACGTCGCCGTTGATCTCGGGTTTAAGCGAGAGCTCGTAGATCAACTCAAGCGTCAGCTTGTAAAGGGAGAGGGCGTCTCCCCCGATATGTGTGTCGGGACGCGGCCCGGAGGACACGAGGAGAGCGTGTCTGATGGTGCTGCCGAAGCCATCGTGCAAGCAGCGTCGGTGATAGTCTACCAGGGGTCAACTGTACTCTGTGGATATGAACCGCACGGCAAACCACGAGTTGGCATGCTTACCGTCCCAGCTGGCAAGCTGGAGAAAGGCGAGTCGTTTGA